CACACAACCAGAATACTTGTGACAACTCGAATCGTTCCAAAGCCAAATGTCATTCTCTATACAATAGCGTAGCCGCGTTGCTGTGTCCACAGTACGCTTCCGCCACTCAGCAAGCTCGTATTGACTGTAGTAGACAGGGAATCTGGTGAACCGTTCTTGCTGCTTCGCACGTGGTCCAGGTACGTTACGAGCAGCGACGTTGACAGTGCATCTGTCGACTACCGTTTTGATACCCAATTCATTAGCGAGTTCTTGAGCGGCTACTATGTAACCCTGTAGCTGCTGATGCGGTTTGAAACTGTGAATGTGACGAGCGTTTATGTAGTCCTTTGTCTTGTGGTCAACGGGTTCGATGAGGTCACTGGAGTTGAGAACGTAGAGATCAGGCTTTACTATGTAGTAAACCACGACGCTTCCGTTCTCTCCGACGTGTATCTCACGTAGTCTGCCTGCGCCTTCTTCGACAGAGATTACCTTTTTCCAGCTTCGTGAATCTATTGGCATACTCCAGTGGTAGTAATCTCCGGCCATCAAGATTGAGCCTTTACGACCGCCGAACTCATTGTACGTCGCTGGCTGCGTAGCAGCGAATTCGTCCATCTTGTGTTCATCCCAGGCGTGTACTGCAAACTCCATCATGTCACTAAGGCTGACGTTACCATCGTTGGCGCGGTAGGCTTTGTAGTACAACTCTAACGTCGAAGACCACCAACTACCGACATCACGCTTCCATGCGCGGCCGCGCAGTCCGACGTTGCGTATATGCTTTAGCTCGAAGTATGCTTCACAGTCAGTGAAGGAACGAATCGCGGAGCTATCGAAAAAGAATGCCCACCTGCCATCAGGCAGTTTCTCATACAGCTTCCCTACTGGAACGAGTTGGTCAGTTGTGCTCATGTTGAACTCATTAGGAATTGAATAGTCCTACCCCGCTTTCTTCGCTTTGCGATCTGCGAGCATTTTTAGAATCATCTCCGGCGTCACGCCGGCTTTCGCCATTGCCGCGACAATCCTGTCCTCGGGATTCTTAGCTACGTTTCGAGATTTGCGTTCCACTTGCGGCCTAGGCGGCGGGAAGTAGAATTCACCGCTAGGCTTCTGCTTAAGAATTTCCTTATCCAGTGCGGTGTGCGTAGCTTGAGTCAAGCTTATCCGATACAGATTCGTGATTGCTTCAGCATCGTGTAGAAGTTTCTGATATTGAACGATGAAATCCTTTAACTCTTCATCGTTCAGATCACTTATAAGTTTGTTGTTCTCAATGAAGGCCCGCCCTACGGGGCGTAGAATCCTACCCTTGTGGCGAACGCCTTCTTTGTCAACGAGTGGCATCTCGATGACTTCGCAAGCGACTACGTCTAGGCATTCGGTGCAGAAATGAACTGGATCAATCTCTGAGGAGTGTTCGATACAGTACAACCTTGCGCACTTATGACAGCGGTAAACTGCTAGATCATTACATCCTATGAAACCACAACGGTCCTCGAACGACGCGACTATTTCATCGGCTTCGCTGTACTCTGTCATGTGGGATACTCCCCGCTTTCGCGGCCTATCTACTGCTTCGCAGGTACGCTTACGCGTCCAGCGAGGTACATCTTGATGAGTTCACATATTACATATGTTCGATCTCCACGATCTGGAACTTTTTTGCGAAAAGAATCTAACAAGTCACGACGTATGCGAAAAGACGTAGTGACGCGTATCATCGAGATGTAGCATAGCAGCTTCGCATTGCATTGTCAATAAGTTCTATCTCCTTTAGAATCAATGCTTTGCAGCGAAGCTGCACCATAATGGTGCAAGGCGAAGCTAAAGCGAACAGTTGTCGTTGTTCACGGCTTCGTCTCTCCTTCGCGTGCCTGCGCTTCAGCGCACCGTTTCAGTATGCCCGCTATCGCCTCGGCAAGCTGATGGGTCGTTCGTTTACAGATAGCACACTCACATGGTTGAATGGTCGGTGGTGTGGTTATGTGTGTCTCCATCATCTCATTCGCTGCTCGAACGCCGCGTTGAAATACTGACTCGTCATTAACGTGTTTCCTCTCCGTGGCGGATTGCAGAAGCGCGTCTACTTCGGATTGTGTGTAAGTAATCTGAAACGGCTCGCTTCGGCTGGTTATGTGTGGACCTTCATGCCATTGTGACAACGTACATTGGCCCTCTTGCGAAACTACTGGACACTTCGGCAAGTCACTCATCTACCTTCCTCCTCCTAGTTTACATGATACATGTACTTCGATTTTTTGCCGTCTTTGTTATTACCGTCGTCATCAGACTTCTTTTCCTCGACTTCGGTTACCTGTATCCCAACAAGCGTCCCGATTAGACATATCGAGGCGATACAGAAATGGTAGTCTTTTGTTGCATATTTGTCGGTGACACCCTTGTACCAATCTAGAATTGCTCTCCGGGTTATTACGTTTACGCTGATAACTTTCTTCGTTGCTTTATCAATGACATAGCCAACGAGGTCCGTGGAGATTTTCTGTAGCTCCGCTGGCGTGTCAGGATTTATAGCTAGCTGTTCTACCTTAAACATCTTGTGCCCCGCCTTCTGGCTCAGTGTCGTTGATGCTTACGTACACGACAGACGCCAGTGGAAATTTCATTGGTACGATTATGTCCATTGTAATGGCTATTTTATGGGTAGGATTTTGTATTTCGACGACACTATATACTTCGTCATGTGGTTGAAGCTTGTGCTGAGTTACTTTGCCTTTGAATGTATATTCCACTTCGTGTGTTCTCCTTTTTTTATGAATATCGAACGACTACTTCGAGCGCAGCTTCGATGTCTTTACCTTCGGTGAACGGAGCATGGCTGCGCTGCAAGCCAGGGCGAAGTGGTGATAAATAGAACATGTCACCCTGCGACAGCAGGTGCTCTGCGCCAGCACAGTTAAGTACGGTACGTGAATCAGCTTCGCTAGGTAACTTGAAACTGAGTCGCGCTGGGAAATTTGCCTTGATACTTCCGCTCACGACATTCACGCTCGGCCTTTGTGTAGCGCATAGTAGATGTATGCCAGAGGCGCGTGCTTTTTGAGCAAGCTTGCTTATTGCATCTTGACCTGGACGGTGTCCTCGCTTCGCGCCACGCATTTCCATTACATCAGCTAGCTCGTCTATTACTACTACCGTATAGGGTAGCGTCTTCGACAAGCCCTGCTGCTTCGCATTGTACTCCGCGATGTTATGCGCGCCGCTGGCGCCGATTTTATCGAGACGATCATTCATGTCATCAATCTCGAACTCTAGCTGCGCTAGCGTAGCTTCGTCGTCATATGCAATAGGGTATTTCAAATGCGGCACGGCCGCGAATGCACGGAAGTCGACACCCTTGGTGTCGCTCATAACGAGTTGAACTTGACGTGGCGTCTTCGAAGCGACGATTGAGGTTATTATTGTCGTTAGAAGTGTTGACTTTCCACTTCCAGTAGCACCAGCGATTAGCAGATGCGGTAGCTGTGCTAGGTCGTCGATTAACGGTTCACCAATCATTGTGACACCAAGATTCAACGGCACAGCCATTGTATCTTTGACGCGCCAGAGCGCTGGGGTCGTTTCTAAAAACTTTACGTAGCTTCGCTTTTCGTTCGGCACGAAGACTGCTACGCAGTTTTCTCCAGGCAGTCGTTTCACTACTACATCTTCGACGCCTAATTCAACTGCGAAGTCCGTCGCAAGCGCCTCGATTTGGCTAACGCGGGTGTTCCCCGCGGGCGCGAAGCGGTAGACGCTCACGAGTGGACCTACGGTCACGTCTGAAAGAGGCTTGGCCGCGGCCCCGAGTATGAGCATCTTACGCGTTAGCTTCGCTACTACGTTGGCTTGTGCGTCGGTCAAGTTAAACTCCAGTCGTCATTTGAATTTCATTGTGAAACAAGCTAAGCTTCATATCGATGTCGAGCTTGCTCCACATGTAGTCGAGAAGACTTTCGACTACGTTTGCAGCTACACTATCCTTTTGGTGTACGACTTCAACCGTGAGTGGTACTGTTCGTTTTCGTCCAAGCATTTTCCCACTGCGTTGCAATTTTCTAATGCGTCTAGCCTGTTGAGCACGTCGTGCTTTTGACCATTTGTATTTCGCCATTGTTGTTTCACCTCGTTGAGTGTGTTTTTTGTCTCTACAACTTTACTTCAGCTGCGCCCAAAAGTGCCACAGGATTGTTGTGTGCTTGCAAGAATCCTCGCTTCGCGGGCGCGAGAAATTGAAACGCCTTAGCGAAGCTACTGACGTCAGTAAACTTAATGTAGGCTCCGCCTGTTATTTCAGCTACGCGTTTCATCAACGATTCACCACTTCTGTCATTGCCGATGTGAACAGCGTCAATGGTTATCTTCTTCATCTTGTATTGCTCCGCAAGAGATAACACTTCTGGACCATTATCAGGACAACCATCGGAGATAAGAACACCGTGACTGAATTGTTCAGATTCAAAACAATAACCCATAGCATCAGCCATTGGCGTGCTGCCGTCGGGTGTTAGCGTGTTAACGAGTTGGCGAAGCGTAGTATAGTCGCTAGACGGCGAAGCGAATGCCCCTTCGGGAAACGAGGCTACGCCAACAAGATTAATAGCGCAGTTACAATTCTGAAGATACGAGTCTACTGCTTTCTTCAGTAAATCTAGTTTCGTCTCGAAAGTACCTTTTGAACGAGCGTAGCTACGCTCAGATTCGACGGCCGCGCCGTCCATACTGCCACTGGCGTCGGGGAATATGAAAATGCGACTGAAATTTATGAACTTGCTTCCGCCAACAGAGTTAACAAGCTTCGCTTGTTCTTCACGCTTCGCTGCTGCGCTCGCTATGCGACTGTGTATCGAGGGCTTAACGCCGAATTGCGTTAGCCCTTCGGGCGTTGTTTTCACGTTCAAATCTAGAGGCTTATTCAGCTTGTCTTTAGTGTCGTCAGCCACTGTGTCAGCTCCTTTTGTAGAATGATGACTTCGTCTTTCTGCAGGTCGATGTTAATGTTCTCTTGACCATCAATAACACACAACGTGACTATGTTATCAGGATAGAAAACAATTTGCAATTTTCCTCTTGCTAGACATTGACAGGAACATGCTGTTGCCATTAGTTCTCCTCTACGTCCCATGTTGGGTACTTCTCACGTAGCTCCGTAAGTGCATTATTCAGAATGAATGCATTTTTGAAGTCAGCATTCAAGAATGCCACAGCAATACTATGGAGGAAACAGCCAGAAGGAATGGGATTGTTATTTACGACATTTCTTGACCATTTCAAGTTTTCTTTCACTTTTTCATCTCCTTTTCTACTTTAGTCCACGCAGCGTTCAGCTTAGCCATAGCTTCGCCGTCCGTAGGATTACGATCGGGATGCAAAGCAAGCGCTGCTTTTCGATACGCAGCTTGCACGGCCTCGAATGGCAAAGCCGTTACAAATTCGACTAGTGCGCGCTCACGTGGCGGTAGCGAAGCCATGATAGCTTGCTTCTGCGATTCGCGTTGCTCACGCTCCGCGTCTTCGACGTTGGCACGAGTAGTTACTTGTACGGCGCCAGCGCCCCACAGTTCAGTGGCTAACGTCTGTAGAACGTCTAGCCAGTGTTCTTCGACGGTCCATAGCTTTGTACCTGGGTCCCAAGCTCGCTGTGCTCCGGGGATTTTCGCCTTTATGAATTCAACGAAGTTCGGCTCGTATGGCGTAGCGATGCTGTAGACGCCTGCGGCGCTGTCCCATGTTATCGTACACTTAATAGCTTGCGCCAGCACTGGCGCAGGTTGATACTGCGCGAATGGTCTTGTTCCCGTCACAGGAGGTGAAACACCTGACGGATTGATTCTATAACCTTGATATCTTCCAGCCACTTGATAACCTCCTTTTGTGTCGCAGACGCCAATCGAAGATGATAGCATGGCGCGAGGCGCGTGTCAATCCGTTTGCATCTTCTTTATTATCAATGAGATACAGTATCCTTTCGCTTTTCATTCGCTAGCGAGAGGCTCGCAAAAAGAAAAGGGCCGCTTTCGCTTGGGCATTATACCCTTGCGTCAGCGGCCCACTACGTCACCGGAAGGATGGTGGCCGAACGGTGAAGTAGAACTCGTTAGCGAAGCTAGCTTAGGTACGTGCGCCTTTGGCCATGAGCTTCTCCATGATACGCGCGAGCGCATCGTCGTCGAGCTTGTCTAGCAACGAAGCTACGCGGTCTTCAGGAGATGCAGCCCTACGCTCGGTGACCGCGTTCAAATCCTCACGCAAGTCATACGGCGCGTCAGCGACCTCGAACTTCGGGTCTTCCATGTAACCGCGAATCGCCGTTAATTGCTTCAGCGACGCTCCGCGATTGAACAGGTTTACTGCCACTTCCTCGTTCGGAACGAGTTCGCTGATGTCTGCGACCGTCTCAGCTTCGTATACGACGAACGTTTGCACCTTCTCGGGGACAGGTGCAACGCCGCCCTCTTTGACGATCTTTTCAACGTGCTTATTCCAGCGAGACTCGGCGAAGTTCGTGAGTTCTCCGTCGACAGTCAGTGCGTAGTTTGTTGCGTTTGTTGCTTTCATTACTGTTCTCCTCTATTGAGTGGCTTTCGCCAGTTAGTTTGTTACTGCGTAGCTACAACCTCGAAGCTTCGCTATTATGCGCTAGCGCGAAGCGAATGTCAAGTAGGGCCGCGAAGAGAGCGCGGCCAATGGCTTTGGAATCAAGCGCTTGCAGGCGACGAAAGATTATTTTCTCGCTTGCGTTTTTCCCTTAGCTGCTCAAGCCGATAGGCCCTATTTATCAAAAGCAACGTTTCAGGATCGCCTAGTTTCTTCATTGCTTCTGCGACACTGTCAAACTCTGTCGTCTCATGTTCGAAACCTTTGTCAGTGGTCCATTTCTTTGTATGCATTTTCATCTCTCCTTTGTAGAACTATTCAATCTTCAATGGGTTCTACGCTTGCGCGAAGCAAGCTACTTCGTAATCTCACCGACTTCAGTGAAGCCCTCGTCCTCAGCATTGATGTAGAACGTGACGTCTTTGTAACCTTTGTCTTTAGAACAAAGTCTGATAGTGACGTAGTCTAGAGTATCTGGCGTATGCGAGCCCGCTTCGATACTCCATGAGTGTAACATGTAAAAATGAAATCCGTCCCACCATACGTCTGCGTTGACGCAGTCAGGCGTGCCTCGTCGCAATAAACTGCGCACAGCGTCAACATGAGATTGCCACTTATGGCTTTCGTTAAGAATCTTCGACGTCGCTCGTGCGTCAGTTTCTGCAATATGTCTCGCGACTACATCCGAGGAACGAATTGGTTCTTTCTCTCCTACCGGCGGAAGCGGCCAACGTTCAGCATTCAATTTATTGGGCGCGCCTACCGGCGAAGGCTTCGCTTTAGTAGTATCAGCTCGTGATAGCGCAAAGCGTTTGAAGATTTCAAGGGCAACGGTAGCGCTCGATGAGCATAGCGGACACGTGCGCGCGGCCAATGGATTTGTTTCGTCGAATTGAAAGACGCCTGCGCTCGCGCTAGCGTCGCTCTTTAGAGCGCATACTACACAAATGAGTTCTACCATATACGATGTTTCTCCGCGACGATTTCATGCCCGTCATTTTCTTCGATTACCCACTCAACACCGTCAGGAATCTCGGTTATTTCCAACTCACAATACTCTCCGGCGGAAGCTTCCAAGCCAAGTTCGTGTAGTACTAACAACAAATGCTCGTCATCGCGAGCAACGTTCCAATCTGTGAGCCATTTTATGTCATCAGGATCGGTGTTACCCTTTAGTTCATTCAAACGCTTTTCAGCCGCAGGCGAAAGCGCGAAGCCACCGTAACACCTGTTCGTAACAATCAATTGCATTTGTTTCTCCTTTTTTGCGAAGCACGAATTTATTGGCCGCGCTAAGAGCGCCAGCATTTATAAACAGCCGTGGAGAAGCATTAGTTCATGGTAATAACTGGTGGCGTGCGTCGCACACTGGCTCTTCCACCCCATTAGGTTTCATCATAAGCTGAACTAGCCTTACTCCACCTCTACTACTTCTCTTATCACGGCTGTTGATAAATACTAGCGCGCATACTACACATATGAGTTCAGTCATTCTAATATTCACCCTCACGAACAAGGTCAGCTACTTGTATACGTCCTTCAGGAATGAACACGCAATCGTAATCCGCAATTGGAACGTCATTCTTTCCACAGTCACGAAGCCACTCTTCGTAACGTGCTGCTGTTATCAACTGTACTAATTTGTGTGTTTTCCTGTTAAAAACTTTATACATTTGATAGCCTCTTTCCGTAGAAATCGAATTTCTGTTCGAGAATGATCTTTCTGTCAAAAAGTGGAAGCGGGTGCCTTTCAAGCCACACGTGTGGATGTGACCAAACGTATTCTGTATTGCACGTGAGACAGATAGCTTTCCATCTACCGTAGATTGCACCTTTTGGCAAGTATTGCGGTTTTTGCAATTTTGCTTCGCACATATTACACGTTCGTGGTGCACTTTTCGACATTTGTGAACTCATTTCACAGCGCTCCTAGTAGTTATACCAATTATCATCCTTGACGTCCCCACCCCTGATGCCGAAGATTTTTGAAATGACCCAGCCTACGGCTGCCATTATGGCCATAGCGACAACGCAGCTTCCGACGAACATTAGAAAGTTATTCATGGCCTGTCCTTCACTGCTCGAAGTTCGATAGAGCAGATATTCGAATTGTCATCGCCACCACGGTAAATATTGTAGATATCGAATTCTTCAGCAACGCCACCGCCAGGATTTAATAGAAATATCTCGACTACGTTGTTATCATCATGCGCGGCCAATGCCCTTTTAAGTTCACGAACTGTAGTTCTGTACAATCCATTACTCATGAGCTTGCTCCTTTCAACTGTTCACGTTCAAATTGAAGAATCCAAAATACTATTGCCGCTCGCAATTCTGTATCTGTCATGACACTCATGAAATGCTCTGTGCATAGTTTCATGTCGAATAGCTTTTCATTACAGAATGCCATCGCACATGGGTGATTACAATCAGGAATATCACACATTGTAATCATTCCGACCTCTTAAGCTTGCTAAGTTGCGCTTTTGCCCATGCCATTCTTTCAGCGTCAGGCTTACCGATTAAGTCTGGGTTGATTCGCGAATCAACAGTACGCGCGCGGCCTGTGATATTCGACTTCGGTGCAGCACAGCTAGCGCGATTGCTGTTGAAAAACGTCAATCCACACTTGCGACAAACATAGTTCATATCTTCAACAACGCTAGTGACGACACCATCGCTTATCTTCAACGGCTGCGCCAAGCCACGTCGTGCGTAGCACGCAAAACTACCGCATCGAGGACAATGAATCTTAACTGCGTCTCGCCCACATTGACATTGTAATGACATTGCTCGCGCGCCCTTTCAGTCGCGTGACAAGATGCTATCATAGGCGCAAGCGCAAGTCAAGTAAAATAAATCCTTTAGAATCAAGGCGCTAGCCATGATTCCGCTATTGCACCAGAATGCCATAGGCCGCAGGCTGGAGAAAATGGCAAAGGGAAAATAGCGAAGCGTCAATATAGTACTACTACTAAAAAAAAAAATAACAATCAATCAATCAATACATCAATATAGCGATACATGGCCTTTGGCCATTTTCCCCGCTTTCTTCAGGCTGCCCCCTGCCTCATTCTGGTGCATAGGCGCATCCATGCGCAAGCCATTAATAATCAATGGCTTAGCCATAGGCTCATGCGTCTGCGCTTTAAGTAAGCTGTGACGCAAAGCATCCTTGCTACAGCAAGCTTCCCGCGAAAGTCATGATTTTCTCCAGCTTCGTCAAATATTCTTCCCGCTGCGCGTTACCATCGCTTTGCGTACGCTTGCAATTACGGCAGGCATTCCATTTATGCTTATCATGGATACAGAAGAATGAGTAGTAACCGGGCATTCTGACCGGCGAAGCCTCATTCTTACTGCGCGAGCGCATTAAACCATTAGATGCGCTTGCGTGCATTCCGCGAAGTTGGCGTAGCAAGGCGAGATATATAGTTCTATCTTCGCTTTGCACGTTTCACCATCCTTTTATATGACGACCTACAATCCCTTGCGCCTATGAATAGGCCGCGCTTGCAGCCAATTCTACAGCGCTTGCTTGGTTCCACCGATATGATGCTTCGCTCGCAGAGCGACGTCGGCTTGTGAATAAGCGATATGCGCTTGGATTGTTTGAGGATCATTCGAATCAAGCGGTGGTGGCGTAGGAATACGTTCCTTCGCCTTATTGTAGGCCGCGAGATTACGTCGATCTTCATCAGCATCGAGATAATTATCCCGAGTCTTCAATCCTTTGTCGAGTAGAAGAGAGATGTAATTCTCGAATGAATATCTCCCTTCATCTCGATTAAGACGCTGTTCCTTCTCGAATAGCGCCATGATAATTACCGCTAGGTGACTATTCGCCGGAATCGTATAAATCGCTTGCTCTTTAGCATTGTCTTCCATATTCCACCATCCTTCTGGCTTTCGCCATAACATCGAAGATGCGCGGCCTATGCAAAGACGCAAGGGATATAAGAAATGATGCAAGCTTTCTCGAAGCTGGCTTGCAATTCGCTCCTCAAGCTATGTTCCGCATAAGCCCCCGACCCCAAAAGCCAAAGATGCAACACCGCCTAGACGCTCCTCGATAAATTTTTTCACTTTTTCGCAAGCTTCGCTTGTTCACGCTGTGCGTAGCTTCGCGAGCGCTGTGCGTAGAACCATTCAGAAGCTGAAGCGTTTGACAAGCGCTTCGCCGGCTTCGCGAGCGTGTGCTTAAGACAGCGGCTTCGCTTGAACTGGTAAAGACAGCGAGAGGCCGCGCCTGCGCTGGTCGCCCGCTTCGCAATGCAATTGCATTGCATTATTTTCACAACACCATTCATTTCAATGGCTTGCACGTACAAAAAACTCTTGACAAGCTTCGCTCTGCTATGGCATAATGCTAGCGAGGTGAACTATGGCCGAGAACGGTAAAGTCCTTGGGGCTACGCCAGGCGGTGTTAAGCAACCTGCTAAGCTAGTAAGCCCAAAAGTCGAAGAAGTAAAAAGACAAGCAAGCTCGATGTTCCCGAAGTTCGTACAGGAAAAAGCAAAAAGCGCGTGACTTCGTCACGTAAGCGAGTAAAGCCTAATGACACCCAGGGTTAAGATAGTAATAGAACAGCTCGCCAGGATGCGCGTGGCAGGCATCAGGGACAACATTATTGCTGCGAAGCTGAACATGAGCCAAGGCGGCCTCTCGCGAATACTTGCGTTGCAGGAATACCAGGATGTTGAAGCAGCGGTGCTGTCCGGAACCGTATCGAAGATGGACGCTGCGCTCGCGGGCCGCGCCGATGCTCTAAAGGATTACTGCCGCCAGGGCGTGCCCGTCGCGTTGCGTGCACTCGTTGAAGCGTGTACACAAAGTCGTGACTTACGCGCCCGCATCAGTGCCGCAGGCGAGCTACTTGACCGTGATCCAGACAAGCTTTTTGCCAAAGGCGCAGCGCGCATGAATAACGAGGCGCAGCCTGTCTCGACAGCTATGCTCGATGCTATCGCGGTCGAAGCGGACAAAGTCGGCGTAGCCGTGAAGAAGGAACAAGTTCAGTAGCCAAGTCGCACCTAGGGTCGTTGGCCGCGAAATCCTGCGACGTGCTCTTGACCGGGGCTCACGACAGGAGCGCATACAAGCACGGCGGCCCTAGGTGCTTGGAGCGCATAATGCCCCGGTCTCCGCCCGTTTGCGAAGGCGCGCAAGCGCCTGAGCGGGCGGACAAAGTGAAAAGATAATATGAACCAACCAGTCGTCTACAACTGGCTGCCTCTAGCCGGATGCTCCGCAGATGAGAAACTGCGTCGCATTCGCTTGAACTCGTTAGGTTCCCTTTTCTACTTCACTAAAGTGACACTGCGGAAGCAGCGCTTAACAGAGTTTCTACACCTGCCTTTGGCGCTGTCACTCGAACGTAAGTACCTCAAAGACCTCTATGAACTACCTCGCGATCATTTCAAGTCAACGATATGCAGCGAAAGCCTACCTATGTGGTGGGCGCTGCCGTTCATGGCGAAGGAGGAAGATGAATTCCTTAAACTCGGATACCCTGATGAATACATCCGCCATCTACGAAGTATACATGACCCTCTGTGGCGAACACTTCTTGTGTCAGAAAATATTACAAATGCCAGCAAGCTTGGAAAACGAATACGATACCACTTCGAATCTAATGCACTTTTTCGTGGCGTTTTCTCCGACATCTTGCCTACAACAGATGAGTCCTGGACATCTTTTTCGCTTACAGTGAATCGAAAGCCCTTCGGAGATGGTGCTCACGGCGAAGGCACGTTCGATTTCATCGGCGTAGGCGGTGCGCTGCAATCACGTCACTACGACGCGATTATTCAAGATGACATCGTCGGCCGTAAGGCCATCGAATCGCAAACGATAATGGATGCGACCGTCGAGTATCATAAGTTGCTAATTGGTGCTTTCGACACGCAGGATGCGTTGCACGATAACAGTGAACTTATTGTTGGCAACCGCTGGGGTTTTCACGATCTTAACTCGCATATTCGTGAACATGAAGAATGGTTTACTATTCACAGCCACAGCGCTCTCGGCGGTTGCTGTAGTGAGCACCCGCAGGATCAGCCAATTTTTCCAGAAGAATTCACGTTCGAAAAACTAATGCGCTGGAAGAAACGACTGGGAAATTATCATTTTAGTTGTCAGTTTCTAAATAATCCTGTGTCACCTGAAGATGCCGATTTTAAGTCTAGTGATCTTAACTACTTCGTCTTCGAACGCGAAGTGTCCACAGGACGGCTTCAGGTGAACCATGAACCGAAAGATGGAATTATTCGGAAGAACCTTCCAGTCGGTCACCTCTCTATCGCAATGGCGGTTGACCCAAATCATAGCGGGAATGCCGGTTCGGGGCGATGTAGACATGCCATTGTGGTCGTGGGGAAGAGTGAGAATGACTACTACCTGCTCGAAACCTGGGCGCAGGGCGTCTCGTACCGAGCCTTCGTTGACAAGATATACGAAGTCGCGGGCCGCTGGAAGCTTCGCAAGTTTGGACTTGAAACTGTCGCTGCTCAGAAGTACCTTAAATTCCATCTCGAAGAAAAGAACCGAGCTAGCGGCTTGCGATTACAGATTATTGATCTTAACGGGGAAGTTGAAGCTCCCGATGGGACGATGTCCAGAAAGAAGGAATGGCGCATTAGGAACATTCTAGCTCCGCTCTTTGAAGGCGGGCAGTTCTTCGTTCAGCGAAAGCATCAAGATTTCATACAAGAGATGGAAACGTTCCCGAAGGGCAAATTCGTAGATCAGTTAGATGCGCTAGCGTACGTTCCGCAAATGCTTCGCAGTAGCGTTAGCCATGCGCAAAGCTTGGTTTTCTTGCAACGCAATCAAGAGCGTGCTCAGAAAGTTAACGCTCCTTATTCTAGAGTCTTGAGGGTACACTGATGCCAAATAACAAAAAGTATATGTCAGATGCTCTAAAGAAGTTGAATGAACGTATGCCACAAACAGAAAAAGATCGAGCAACGATTGCTTCGTATCCTAAAGGTACTGGTCGCTTGCACACAATGGGCGCTTCTGATGATGAGTTTTCTCGTGCTGTTGAGCGTTCTTACGAACGAGAACATGGACCAGCTATGCGTCATCCTAATGAGAGTCAGGGAGAACATCGTGCTGTTAGTAGTGTTAACGAATATCGAACCATGCGTCGGAGACGTGTGAACACGAAGTACGGTAAATAACAATGCCAGCGAAGCTAATGCGTTGCTTGAAACACGTGAAAGAAGCTTCTGCTCACCGTAAGAAGAAAGTCAACGCGTATGCCGTTTGCGTAGCATCTACGGGACTTCAGTTCGAACACAAGAAGAAAGGAAAGAAATGACCATTCTACTTGTAGGCTTTCCTGAAACCTTCGGTTTGAGTGATCTCACGTTGATGACTGCTTTGCAGTACGTAGCTTATTGGTGTTTGTTCTGGACACTAGTCAACGCAGTTATGCCTCCAAGGGAAATTTTCAACGATTATCCAACCTTTCAAAAACCGTACAACGTTCTTCTCATGCTCATCGCCTACTGGGGCGCGTTGAACTGGCGGCAGCTTTCTGTAAAGATTTACGGCCAACTTGGTGTACCGATCGTACCTAAACCACCTTCCGAGGGATGACGTGGATGATTGCGAGAACCAACAGCTCGTTGAACTTCGTGAACGAATGGCCCGCGTTGAAGAACGCCAGAATGGCGCGGATAAAGCTGCGAATATCACAGCAGATGCTTTATCGCAGTACAAGAGTACAAGTAATGAGTGGAGACAAGCATTGAACGATCAACGATCGTTGTTCGTGTCACGCGGGGAAGTTATTGCAATTGTTAGCGTAATGTTGCTCGCAATGGGCACTGTGGCCGCGATCGTCGGACTAATTCTAAGGAGTTCACAATGAAATTCTTATCTAAGCTTGCTCAAGTTGCATTAAAGGTCGGACAAGTCGTTGGCATTTTCGGACCAGTGTTTTCTTCAGTTGTTCCAAGCTCGGGCGCTATAGTTGGTCGGATTCTCGACGTTTCAACGAAGTTCAACGAAATCATTATGCAAGTCGAACTCGGCTCAGCAGCGCTCACGTCTCCGTTGGATGGGGCTGATAAGTTGAGAATGGCAATTCCTGCTTTCAGTGAAGCAATTCTTAGCTCCGCGGCTATCGCAGGTAAAAAGATCGGGAATCCGACTTTGTACCGACAAGGTGTCGAAAAAGTGGCTAGCGGCTGGGCTGACATATTGAATTCGCTTCACGAAGACGAAGTCGCGAAGCTAGTGAACTCTTGAAGCGAACATGCGAAGCAGCGAAGCTCGTTGTCACAGAATTCTGAGCGAAGCTGATAAGGATAGGATTTATCGATTGTCGACGATGTATAATCTATCTCTTACTGCGCTGCACGAACGTTACAAAGTGAGTATTGTAAGACTTCGTCGAATTCTACAGGAGCAGCGAATTGCTAGAGCCAACACCGATTCCGTTAACAACTAGCTCACGCAGCGCGCTTGCGCAGTATTTGTATACCCGCGTTACGGCTACGCGCGATTCGCTTCGAGAATTACATGAAACGAAGCTTCCAGCTTGGCGACGTATGTATGAGGGTCGGCCGCTCGAACGCAGTCGTAATTTCCCATTTCAGAACGCAAGTAATCTAGTCGTGCCGCTAATCGGCATCCACAGTGATACAATGCAAGCTCGTATCATGGCTGCGATTTGGAAGGTTCGTCCGGTGTTCCCTGTTAAGCTGTATGGTCGCTACGACGCCGTTGCGATGGAGCAGATTGATAACATTAAGGAAGCCTGGGAAGAATTCCTAATTTACAACTCAGTCGAGCCAGACGAGCTTGATCTTTACAGAGTGGAAGAGGAATGGTTTGGTGAAATTTGTCGCTACGGGACGGCGACTATCAAGGTTTGTAACGAAGATCGTTTTCTTGATATGTGGGTACCATCTGGCGACGGTAGTAGTGGAGGCGATGTAGTTTCTATGAACGTCTACAGCGGGCCGCGCCCGCAGAAGATTGCGTTCGAAGATTTCTTTATTCCACCAGACATTGCGCGGCCTGAAGATGCAGATATTAAGATTCACCGCGTTCGTCTCAAGAAGCATCAGTTGATGGAACGACGCTATCGTGGCGTTTACGAGCCTGCTCAGGTTGATAAAATTATTAATACACCAGACAGGACACAGCCTGGACCTGTTATAAGCCAACGCCTCGCGGACGCCGGTTTGCACACAACGTCACTTGACTTCGCAGAATGGGATATTTATGAATGCTGGTTCGCGTGGCGTGCGCCGAATCAGAAGAAAGCACCTCGCGTCATCGTATGGTATCATCAAGCAAGTAACACAATACTGCGCGCAATCTACGACTTCTACCCGGACCAGCCGTTTGTCACTGGACGTCTTCTCTACCGTGACGATAGCGTTTACGGATACGGCTTCTGCGAAATAATCGGTGATCTTCAAGAAGAAGTCTCGACGATTCATAACCAACGGCGAGATAACATGACGGTCGCGAATACGCGCGTATGGCGCGTCTCGCCGTTGAGCAAGCTGAACGAAGGTTATGAGATTTATCCAAGTGCGATGCTTCCTGCGGAAAAAGATGAAATTGAACCTCTAATGCACGGAGAAGTCAGTGAAATCACGATTGCAGAAGAACAGCTTACGCTTGAGCTTGCTGAACGCCGTACGGGTGTTAGCCCGCCGATGCAGGGCTTCGGTGCTGCTACGCAGGGTAAGCGCGGTGTTTACAGTGCCGCTGGTACTATGAGTTTGCTGCAAGAGGGTAACCGTAGAACTGACCTCAACATTGCGGATATGCGTTACTCCCACTTGCGAATTGGACGGATTCTATCTCGTCAATATGCCTATTTTGGACTAGATGAACGCAAGCTTGCGTTCTTTGGAAATCAAGCTGAAGACATAATGAAAGCAGCAGAGCTTGTTAAGAGTGGTAAGCTCGGCCTCGCTGTGACTTCAGCTACCGCTAGTGTTAACAAAGAGATTGAGAAGCAGAACGATATGCTTCTAGTACAGGTAATGAGTCGGCACTACAGTATGATAGCGCAGCTAATTCAGGCTGTGACGGTGTCAACAACACCACCTCCGGTCAAGGATTACCTTGTACAAGTCATCGGCGCAAGCGATAAGCTGATGAAGTCAATACTTCGTAATTTCGACAGAGACGACGCTGACGCTTTAGTGCCGAAAGTAGGACAAAATGGCAATGGACAAGCTGTACGGCCCCAATTCGGGACGCCTCCTAGCGTGGCTGGAGGCGGCCCCACCGGAGTACTTCCTTTTCCTTCAGGAAATTCAGGACCGAGCGGCGAAGTCGCTGCGCCAGGAGTCGGAGCCGCAGAAGATGTACCAAGCGCAGGGGAAGCTTGAGATTTTGGACTTGTTACTTACGATGAAGAAAGAGCTTCGTGACTTTCTAAAGCGTAAGCAGCAATCTGGCGTAACGCAACTCAATGAGAAAGAGGTAAAACATGCCGTGGTTTAAGAAAGATGAAGCAGACTTACCAGAGTCGTTAAAGGGTAAGACGCAGGAAGAGATAACGCAGATGCTTGCTGACGCAGAGGCGTTGAAGGCCGAAAATGCTACGTTACGAACGCAGAATGCTGAAGTGAACAGTAAGTTCGAATCTTTTGGAAACACGCTTCAAGAAATGAGCACTCGTCTTGATGGAATGGCTACGCCGAAAAGGGCCGAAGGCGACGGGGGTAACGGCGAAGCGGCGAATTTCTTGACTGATCCTGACAGGGCATTCGCGGAACGGGCTGCGCCCATTGTGGGCTTGCTACTCAGTACTTCCGCGTCTATTGCGAAGCAGCAGGCTCGCGAGAGCGCCGCGATGCGACAGCGTACGCAGAAGAATAACATCGACGGTCAATTGTTCGACCGCTTCGACGATGAAATCATGGCTCTGGCGAAGACGTGTTCACCACAGCAACTTGCATCACCTCAAACGTGGACTCATTTGTTCTACAACGTTAAGGGTCGGCACACGGATGAAATCGTCACAGCAAACATTGATAAAAAGGGCGAATTCTTCGTTGAATCCGCGCAGCGAGCTGTTTCACAGGATGTTAAGAACGAAGATACGCTAACACCACAACAGATTAAGATCGCGGAGAAAATGGGAGTTACGCCAGAGAATTATCTTAAACGTAAGAAGGAGATGGTGGTAGGCGCACCGGAGAACATATGAGCGACTCTGTCGAAACAACGAAAGCACCAGTTGTGCAACCGTCACAGGCCGCGCCCGCGAAGCAGCCGACTATGACATCGGCGAACCTACCACCGTCGACTCCGAATTCAACGACGCAGTCGCCTAGTGAACAAGCAGCGACGTTGTCAGACGATCAGATTGTCGCGAAGCCTTTGGTTGATCCTGACTTCACGAACCTCAAGCCGAAGAATCCAAACTACTGTTTCCGTTGGGTTAACCACATCGCTGGAGGCGGTAGTCGTTTCGAGAAGATGAAAGCCAGTGGCTTTCGCGTCGCTACATACAGCGATGTGAAAGGTGAAATTCCGAGTCATTTTAAGAAGGACAACGCGATTATCAATGGGGATTTGATCCTGACGATAATTGACAGAACAAGCTACATCGGTGCTCTTAAGCATAATCAACAGAAAGCTCACAAGCGTTTACACAAGGGCTTCGCCATGCAACAGGGTCGTGAGCAATTGAACCAGGCACTCAACGAGGTACCGGGAACGGCAGCTAACAAGGCTAAAGTAAAGTTGTACGAACCCCCGGTATTGTAACACGGCAGCTACGCTTCACGGATTAGTTATACGCGAAGCGAGCTAGTACGACAGGAGGCACACGCGTGGCAACTGCTCTAATCGCACCTGTGCAGACTGTGTCCGGCAACCAACCGCGTATGCGTCGCATTATAGAAAACGCTACGCAAACATTTCTCCTAGGCGTGCCGTTGCAGATTGACGACGCGACAGGTTCGATGGAGATTTGGGACGGTACTACCGAAACTCTAGGCATCGCCGGCTTTTCTGCGGAGCCAGGTTCTAACCTGACTACTGCAGGAGTGCCGAAGACCTTGAGTTACGGCAGTGTGCCGAACGAGCCTGCCGCTTTGAACATTCCAATGGGCGCGCCATTGAACGACGGACGAACAGGTTTCTTCGTCGCCAATGATGACACTGTTTTCAAGGGTCAAGTCGGACCTTTGCAGGAAGCGATCCCGGCAATTGTTGGGAATCAATACGGCCTGACCGTTGACACCGATGGTCACTGGTACGTGGACCTAACAGACACAACTGACGTTGTGGTTCGAGTCGTCAAACTCGATCCTAACGATCAGGCTACCGTGAAACGGGGCGTGTATTTTATTGTGATCCCGCTAGCGCAGCAGTTGCAGGCTTAGGAGGCCAGCGACCATGATGGTACGTGGAGCATTCGCACAGTTAATGGCCCCGGGCTTGCACGATTTGTTCGTGCATTGGCGGGACCTACAGCAACGCGCCTTGGAGTATCCTCAGATTTTTCATGAGGAAACTTCAACGATGGCGTATGAAGACGAAGTGGAATTTTCGGGACTCGGGCCGATGCCCGAGAAGCCCGAAGGGGAGAGCGTCGCGTATCAAGATGCTATCCAAGGTGGTACGAAGCGATACTTGCACTTTACGTATGCGCTTGGCTGCCGGACGTCTTTCGAGTTATTCGAAGACGATCAGTACAAGATCATCAACCAGGTGCCGAAGGCTATCGCACGCTCCGCGGTATTCACTAAGGAGCAGAATGCTTGGAACGTGTTCAACCTCGGTTTCACGACCGCGGTTACCACGACAGACGGGCTGGCGCTCTTTAGTAACGTTCACCCACTGCTCGGCGGTACAGATGCAACTAACGTAGGTCCAGGTCTTTCTAACATCATCACGACGGCGGGTACTTACCCGAATCGCCCAGCGGTTGACGTTGACCTGAGCTTCACTGCGTTGCAGCTTGCCACGAACATGTTCGAACGCCTCGTAGATAGCCAAGGCTTGCCGATTACAATCAAGCCGAAGCATCTTATCATTCCACCGGAGCTACGCTTTATAGCTCGTGAAATTCTTGGTTCGCCGAACAAGCCCTATACTGGGCAGAATGAGATTAACTCTCTTCTGCGCGAAGAACTGGACTTCTTTAGCGGTCATTATCTCACTAGCGACAGCGCGTGGTTCTTGGTGGCTGAGAAAGAATCGCATTCGTTGAAGTTCTTCACTCGGCGTGCCCTTGATGAGGATTACGCCGATGACTTCGACACGCGAAGCATTAAACAACTCGCGTTTATGCGGTTCAGCGTCGGCGCTACGTCGTGGATGGGAACCTTCGGCAGTGATGGTCCGTAGTCGGGGAGGTGTGCTTTGTCAAACCAATCACACTCTGGCCTTTACGGCGATCCTTGGTTGTACTGTCAGCGTTGCGGTACACTCCAAAGACAGTCGGCATTAAAGCCCCAACTGGGGCTGTTGGTATGTAGTACCAATGATTGCATCGATAACCTTCAGATTCTTGAAAGGCCATCGTACATTCAACAGGTACTATCCAGCGGCCCTGATGCGCCTCCTGCGGATGTTCTAAAGAGACCTTCCGAGGAGACGCAAGATGACTACGTTATATGACGAACGACTTTCAACGACGCAGTAACCACACCGTACGCGGTGTGGCGGGAGAATGTGGGCATGTCATTGTTGCCAGCAATGACACCTCATTGAGTGCCCGTCTGGTTGTCCGCCTACATACAGAATCCAGTCGGCTCGTAGACCGTAGAGCGTCGTTGATTTAGTTTTTTTAACGAGATTAAAATTGCGCATCAAAAGGAGCGTAAGCGAATGGCAACGAATTTTCCGAACGGCTTAGCAAGTTACGGAATTCCGTTGCCGTCTGATGTGAGCATTTATAGTCCATTTGGCCAGCCGTATTTTGTTGATGGTAACAACGGTAGCGACGGCCAACCTGGAACGACACCGCAGACGGCTTTTAAGACAATGGCGCGAGCGTTTCAGTTTGTAGCTTCGCTCGGGTCTATTGGTGTTATTGGTCAATTGGAAGAACAGATCACGGCACCGCTTGGCGTTAGCAGCGTGACGATCTTCGGTGCCTCAACAGTACCTCGGTACGGCAATGAAGGAAGCTTTGCTCATCCGTTGAATGACTTCGGAGCCATTTGGCGACCAGCGGCTACGCCTTTGGCGACTACTCCGTTGTTAACGTTGCGTCAGCAAGGTTGGCGTTTCGTCAACATGATGTTCGATTGTCCGGTGGACGCCGCTGGTGTTATGCTTCGTAGACAAGAAGATGCGACGTACCCAGATGCCTCGTCAACAAGCTTTAGCGGTTGTAAGTTCGTTGACGGTGCTACAGGTATTCAGGATGTAGGTGGAAATTACAATGTCCGTGTGGAGCAATGCATCTTTTCAGCGTTGACTAGTCGTGGTATTTTCTGCTCATCGACTGCAGTAGCATTGCCTCTCCAGTGGCAGATTCTCAATAACATTTTTGAGAACATTGCTGGTGGTATCACGGCAGCGTTTTCGAACGCTTTGATTGAGAATAACTATTTTATCGACGGTGCGGATTTGCACTTTGCTAATGGCAAGGTTACGACCACCGGTGGTGTTCGCAATTTCATTATTAACAACTATACGTACGACATCGCCGCCGACGTTGATCCGGCGCATGGTTATACAGGTGTAGCCTCAGATAATTGGCGGACATATGCTACAGGTACCGCTGACCCGGTTGTGACATCACCTCCGTCGTAATCTGAATGGAGCGAAGCTGTGACCTACAAACACGGAGTGGACGTTTCGAATCTGGACCCCGCGATTTGGTACGCACTCGGGTACATAGAGCGTTTATACGAAGGTCGTGGGCACGAGTTAGTCGTGACTTCCGGACGCGAAGGCGTTCACTCCGTGAACAGCTTACACGGAAATGGCAAAGCCGTTGATCTTCGTACGCACGAGTTAACGCAAGTCGATAGAGATAACATACTAGCGGTCGCTAGACTGAAATTTTTTCCGCTTGGATTTGACATGGTCTACGAAAGCACGCCTGGAAGTGAACATTTTCATTTTGAGTACGATCCGAAGCCGCTTCGCGATAAGTGGCAGGTAGTGCAGATTTAGAAATCGAGGTCCGAAATGGCGTTCAGCCGAAACTGGGACGAAACCTTTCCACCGGATACGCAGGCCGCGAACCTTCTTGGCCAGGATATTCGTGACTTCAAAGAAGACATTCGTGAGCGTGTAGCAGCGATTAGCGGTACATTCGCTAGCAGGCCAGCCGTAGGCGATATGATTACGGGATGGGGCGCCTATGGTGGCAATGGGATGTTGTACTTCGCGACGGACAGTGGCGCAGTTTACCAATGGAACGGCGCAGCCTGGGTTGACGTCACTACAACGATTGGAAGTAGTCGCATACCCACCGTAGGTGGTTCGATTATCGCGCCAGCTAGTGCTATTGCTTTTGTCGCGTGGTTTTCACCGTATGCTTGCACAGCTACGAAAATCATAGCATATTGTCCTGACGCTGATGTTCACGTTAATGCGTCACGTGGTGGCGCGGGAAATTTGCACAGCACAGATATTGCTGTTCCTACAGGCACGGTAGTTGCAACAGCTGTTGATCAGAATGCTGCTTTTATTTCGACAAGTGATTTGTTTTTGCAACTTGTTAGTATCGACAGTGGAACGCCGTCATACGTATTTATCCAAGTTGACTTTACGAGGCCCTAATGGCTGTTCAGTCAATACTTGCTACTAGCGGAACTGATCTGTTCGATGATGTGAATTCGTGGGTCTCACCGAATGACATTACATCGGACGATGCTAGTCTTGTTACGCGTGCGTCTTGTGCGTATTCACACCCAGGATTTCCCGCCTCTGATAAGCTACGCGGTACGTTTTCTGGTTTTACAATACCGCCAACAGGGATTTTAACTGGATTGGTTTTTTCGTTTCGTAGACAATCTCCAGGTAACACAAGTATTACTGACGGTGTTATAATCCTCGCAATTTCAGGTGTTGAAGTTGGTGATAACAAATCTCTTAGTGCTACTTGGGACAATACCGCCCCGGAGGTTGTGTCGTACGGAAGCGCAGTCGATTTGTGGAATTCTGGAGTTACAATTGGCGATTTGAATGCAGGACTAGTCAGTGTTGACATGAGTGCTTTTGCAGGTGTTCTTGGAAGTACGATACTTGCGAACGGCTTCCGACTTGACGCGTATTTTAGTGGAAAAACAAGTTTTGTTAGTGTTCAAACGGACGGGTAAATGCCAGCTTTTCAAAGTCGAAAACAGCAGACGCAGAGCGAAGAGCTACCTGAGTTCAAGATGACAGGCCCGTTCGGTGGGTATCAAAGTGAAGTACCCAGGGACATAATTGAACAACTAGGCTTCGCCGGCGTCACGAACATGATAATGCGGCTGGCGCAGTTGCTGGTGCGCCCAGGGTTTACGACACTTACGTTAATGCCCAATCCGCAAGAAGCTATTATTGGCATCGCGGATTTCTACACGGAAGATGAACTTCGTATTCAAACAATATTAACAGCTACACGGTTGTTAAAATATCAAAGTGGTGCTTGGACAGATATACCAGCGACAACACCATTCACAGGTAGTTCTACTGACTTTTGGACTTGGACAGTCGTTAATAATAAGCTGCTTTTTAGCAACAACGTTGACCCTGTTTACTTCTGGGATGGTATAACGGCTACATGCGATATTGTTTCGCCAGATGCTGTTGCTGCGAAGTTTCTACTTGAATTGAACACGCACCTACTTGTAGCAAACACGTTAGAAGGCGGGAATCGCTTTAGTCAACGAGTTCGTTGGACGGCCGCAGGTGATCCTACAGATTGGACTGGGTTCAACGCGGGTGTTGACGACATCTTGAACGCTCTCGGTCCGATAACAGGGTTGGCGAAACTGTATCAAACAGGTTACGCGTTCCATCAATGGGGTGTGACGCAGATTATTCCGACAGGCATCGGCGCTGCGCCTTTCAGGTTTGTTCCAATGACTAGCAAAGCTCGTGGAAACATTTGTCCATATTCTATCGGCACCTCTGGCGAAGAGCTTGCCGCGTACGTTGGAAAAGACAACATCTACGTTTTCAACGGGACTGCGTCCGAGCCGATAGGTGATATGCCGGTGGCGGATTCGCGTGTGCGCGCTGGCGCTAGGACAGCGATTTTCGCTGACATCTTTGCTGGTGATAATCAGCACATTCTGGGTCACATCAGCGAGAACATTAACGGCCGAAACTTCAGTGCCTATTGGCTCGTTATTCCTAATGTGGCCGTTTGGGTCTACAACTTCGATGAAAAGAACTGGACAAGGTTCTTATACGATGATTGGATAACGGCCATTGGTACGTTCTACACGGCAGCAGTTATTAGGATTATGGACCTCGTCGGTTTGATTCAAGATCAGAACTGGACGCCGGATACGTTGAACCTAGCGAACCCGTTCGATTCGTTGTTGCTTGGCTGTAAAGATGGTTCACCGAATTTAGTTGACTTCACGAACTACAGTGAAAAGCCTTGGTCAGTTACAGGAGTGCACGTCTTTGGAGATACGCGGCATACGAAAGCCGTAAAGAAATTCAGACTTTGTGTTGTAGACAATGGAGAGACAACGTTTACGGTAACGGTTTCAAATCAGAATGGTCAGAGTGAATCACAAGATGTCACCATTGGAACAGGTTCTGGAAACACGTTAGCTGTAGTACTTGCTTTCAACGTCCCTGGAATTCGCATAGCGTGGAAAGTCGAAGGCGTAGCCGGTGAACCGAGTAGTTTTTGTGAATTCGCACCGATGTTTACAATCGGTGGAGAACAACGCGGTGGGATGGTGGATCAATAATGCCACACGTCGTAGATACACTCGAAGACATCAAGGTTCCTGGGCCGCCCGAGGAGCCGTTGCAACGTTTTCAAAAGATGCTGCGGAAGCTGTACGAACAGCTTGCGCGCATCGTGAACGGACAGATTTCCTTCGGAGATAGTCTTAATAGTATCTCTGATAACATTGCGGGCACGTGGGTATCTACGACAACGCCAGCGGTGGCAAATACTGATTTCACGGTCGTGCACAATCTTGGTCGACTGCCTAGTGGCTGGATTGTTGCGATGCAAGATAAAGCCGCGAGTGTTTATCTTGGTGCAACACTTGCAACAACGACGGATTTAACGCTGCGATGCAGCGTAGCTAGTGTAGCTGTAAGACTATTCATATTCTGAGGAGTTTAACAATGGCTAATGTGCTTTCTGGAAATCCACTTAAGATTGACACGCTAGGCGACGTGTATGCCACACCAGCACAGCAGAGTTGTCGCATGAACATCGCACATATCGAATTCGTTGGCTACAGTGTAGCTACTGATGAGGGTATTTTGACCGATAACGAGGGGCGCGAAGTCTGGCGAGCACACGGTAGTGACGATATGTCACCTGTTGTTTCACAAGACATTGGTTGGGTAAAAGGTCTTATCGCAACTTCGTTCACGCTAGGAACGGGATTCTTTTTGGTGTACCTGAGGCCATAACATGAGAAAAATACTTCTAGCTGTCGCTGTCGCTTTATTGTGCTCCACAGGCGCGCGTGCGCAGGGTACGCGTACGCACGGTTTCACTGGTGTTGAGAACGATGTTGCCATTTCCAACATAGGCTCTGGTATTGCGTATCACACTCTTGGGTGGAACCCCGCGGCTACTGTCTTAACGTGTGCCGGCAAGCTTCAGCAAAGTGTTAACGGCACTGTGTGGACAGATTTAATCGCTAGTATGAACTGCGCCGTTCCTGGAACGTCAGTCGTAACCGCAGGTAGTGTGAACTATGTTCGAATGATTGTAACTTCGTTCACGGGAACCGGAACTACGTTCGGTATTTGGCGAGGATATACGTCTAGTCCGACAGGCGTCGTACCGGGTGGCAGCCCGGGTGAGATACAGTACAATGTTACTGGCACGTCATTCGGCGGCGTAGCTGGCCTGACCAACGGACTCGCCGCGGATTGTGATGGGTTTGGGACTCCGTGCTATTTGAAGTTTGCTCAGAACGCTACAAATAGATATTTGGCGTTGAGCACCTTTTCCAACGGCCCCGCAGGAAATTACACGGCATTAAATGGTGCTGCCGACGCTACCGATGTGAGCATTGATTTGAGCGCTTGGAACGGCACTCTTTTTCCAACACTTCAAGTAAACACAAACATTTTCGGTATTGGAGGAGCCGGGGTAGTTGTCGCTCCCAAATTTGTCACACCACTTCTGCAAGTTACAGGCGGCTTCACCGACCTAGCCGATACTGGAGTTATTCGATTACCCAACAATCAAAATGTTTGTTGGGAAGCGAACCCGGCAGGTACTGACGGTTGCCTGTACATAAATGCACAGAACAATTTTCAAGTTGACGGTGTTCACGCCATACTAGCGCCTGCTATCTCGTTAAATAACAACCCTGTCGCTGGATTCGTAGTGTACGCAGGAGGAACGACTGCTGCGGCAGTTTCGCCGTGCAACAATGCAACTGCCATCTGTGAGCAAGCGCCTGCGACTGGTCTCACAAGCTATGTGGTGACTAAACCACCCGTCGCCGCGCAGGGTACGCTTGTTGGTAGGAATACCGCAGCCGTCATCACACAAGGGTTCAGCGGAGACGCAGACCACTCGAACGGTTCCGCAGGCACGACGATCGGCTCCGGTACGTCGATTGGATCCACGTCACTCTGTTCGACTACTAACTGTCCGGTTGGCACCTATCGTGTGAACGTGTATGTAGACATCACGACGCCCTGCGGCACGACTGGCACATACGTTGTGAACCTTATCTACACTGATGACCAAGGTTCTAAAACAGTTCCCGTGAATATAAACTGTTCCTGCCACTGGTGTGCTGACGACAACTTCAACAGCTAATTTTGGAGAGGCTTCCCAAATACTTCGTTCTACAGGCGCTGCTTCTATTAACTACAGTACGACGGCAGTCGCTTGTGGCACCGCTGGACCTATGGTCGGTAAAATGTATCTCAGTGTGGAGCCCGTACAATGAAGCTACTACGCTTAGCTTTATACTTTTGGTTGACCTCTGCGCCGGCCTGGGCACAGATAGGACGGAACACTGTCGTTTACACAGGTGGAATACCTTATAACACTCCTATCCCGACTAACTGTGTAAACGGGATGAACTTCGACGGAACGGTATTTAGCTGTGCGCCGGCGCCTATTGCAGTTGGGCTACTGACGTTTGTTGTGTCCGGCGTATGCCCTGCGGGATGGCCTGAGGTATCTGCATTAAGCGGTAAGACACTAGTCGGCACAGTAGCTGCTAATGGAGATGTTGGGACGACAGGCGGCTCCGATACGATTACCCCTACCGTAGCTACGTTAACAGCTGGCGCTCAGACGTTCACTGGAACTCCTGGGATGGTGCCTGCACAAGTGTTTACAGGAAGTTCAGCTAACACTAGTGCCGTAAGTGCGGGTACTCCTGTGGGAACCAACGGTACTGCAGCTTTCACGCCTGCTGGAACCAACGGTACTGTAACCGGACCGGCCCAAGTTATCACATGGCCCGCCGGTGTTCCCACTTTCGCTGGCATCGCACTAGCAACGCATCAACACGAACTACCAATGCAACTTGTTTCCAACGTGTTGACGCGTTTTATCGCTTCAGCCACCTTCGGCGTTGGGGCATCACGCGCTGCGATAGGAC